ATACGATATGAAACGCCTTTAGATATATTTCATGCAATCAATCAAACGTATGAACAAAAATTTAATAAATTAGAACCCGCTAATAAACAATTAGTAGGTAAGATTAAAGATGAACATTCTTTATTTTATGATGGAGAAGATGAATCTAAAATGAAAAGACATAATGAATTACCTAAAAATGTTTTAGATTGGTTTATGGAAATGTTTACTCATTATTTAGAATTCAATCATATTAGACAATATCAAACACATTTAAATTCAATTTGGGTTAATGAAATGAAAGCTCATGAATATAATCCTGTTCACGTCCACCAAGGTAATTTGTTTACAGGTCTATCTTCAGTTATGATTTTAAAATTACCAAATACTTATGGTGTAGAGTATTCAGCAGAACAAGCTCCACAAAATGGAAAACTTCAAATATTAGGTTCGAGTAATGGTCAGTTTGCTAAAGTTGATTATGAACCACCAATGGAACTACGAGATTTTTATATATTTCCATATGATATGAGACATTGTGTTTATCCATTCAATGGAACAAATGATACAAGAAGAACGTTAGCAGCTAATTGTGATGTTCTTTATGATCCAATAATGAATAGAGGAGCACAATGATAATAACAGAACCACGTTGGAAGTCGTTGATTGTAGAGACAACTTCACCATTATTTACACCAGAACAATGTCAATTAATTATAAATGCAGGTAGATCTGAACCACAAGAGAACGGTCAAGTAGGTGGAGGGCAAGGTGGTGTTGTAGATACAAAGGTTAGAACTTCACATATTAGTTGGATTCCATTTAATAAAATGCCTGAAATGTATAAAACTCTTGAAAAAGTAATGAAACAAACGAATGGTAATCATTTTGGATTTGAAGGAATGCAAATAACAGAACCGGCACAATACACAGAATATCCAGCAGGTGGATTTTATGATTGGCATATAGATTCAGATGTTAATTGTACAAATGAACCACCAGTTCGTAAAATATCTATGACATGTTTATTATCACATGAATCAGAATTTGAAGGTGGTGGATTAGAACTTATGTCAGATGGAAAGATTGCAAGACCTAAACAAGGACAAGCTATTTTCTTTGCAAGCTATATTAGACATCGTGTAATACCCATTACAAAAGGTACAAGAAAATCACTAGTGATGTGGTTCGGTGGGACACCATTTAAATGATGAATAGAGAATTATTCTTTGCAACTCCAATCTATGTTGCTGATGTTGGACACTACAATTAAATAAACATTTAGAACATCATATTATTGAATGGTCTAAAAAAGATAAAGGTCTTCAAAAAACTAATATGAATGGATGGCATAGTGAAACAAATATGCATAAACTTCCAGAATATATAGATCTTGTTGAATTATTATTTAAAGCACAATTTCATATTTACAAAGAAGAGTTATTAGATAACGAACCATTTCTTGGTAATATGTGGGCAAACATTAATTACAAAGGTGGATATAATAGACCACATATGCATCCTAATTCATTATGGTCTGGAGTTTATTACATTAAGACACCAGAAAATTGTGGACATTTAAAATGCGAAGATCCAAAATCAGTTGCAGCAATGACTCATCCAAGAAGAAAAGAAGGTCAATTACCATCTTACCTTTGGAGAGAAGTTCATTATAAACCAATTGCTGGACGATTAATTATGTTTCCATCATGGTTAAACCATTGTGTTGATCCAAATCAATCTGATGATATAAGAATATCAGTATCCTTTAATTTTTTACAAGCAGGTATGCAAGCATGAGCTTTCAACATAACAAATATCAAGTAATTAAAAAAGCAATACCATACGAACTTGCTAATTTTATATTTAACTATTTCCTACTTAAAAGAGATGCTGTTAATTATCTATACTCAAATAACATAGTAGCGGAAAACGGGATGCTAGGAACGTGGAAGGATCAACAGGTTCCAAATGTATATTCTCATTATGCAGACTTTGTTATGGAAACATTACTTATGAAAGTAATGCCTATAATGAAACAACAAACTAATCTTAATCTAATACCTACCTATTCTTATGCAAGAATTTATGAAAAAGGATCTATCTTAAAAAGACATAAAGATAGACCATCTTGTGAGATATCTACAACATTAAATCTAGGTGGAGATCCATGGCCAATATTTATAGATCCAACAGGAAGTAATAATGTGATTGATGAATATAAGAATATAATGAAACCAGATGCTCCAAAAGGTATTAGAGTAGATCTAGAACCTGGTGATATGTTAGTTTATTCAGGTTGCGAATTAGAACATTGGAGAGAAGAGTTTACAGGAAACATTTGTGCGCAAGTTTTCTTGCATTATAACCATGTAAATGGACAGTTTGCAGATTCTAATTTATATGATAAAAGACCCCTATTAGGATTACCACCATTCACTAAAAAATAGTGTAAATCAATAAATCTGGTGGTATAAGGATAGGTTATGCCAATATCAAAACTACAGTTTAGACCAGGAATAGATAAGCAAAATACTCAATATGGCGCAGAAGGCGGATGGGTGGATTGTGATAATATTCGTTTTAGGTATGGTGTTCCTGAAAAGATAGGTGGATGGTCACCAGCCGTAGGTAATAATTTAATTGGTGTTGCAAGAGATATTCACACCTATACGGATTTAGCAGGAGACTCATTAGCTGCCATAGGAACAGATAGAAAACTATATTTATACTACGATAACAACTTTTACGATATCACACCTTTATCAACTACTATTCCAGCAGTATTTACATTCACGTCAGGAACAACCATTGTAAATGTTCTTGCAACATCTAATGGTGCAGTATCTGGAGACTTTGTTACATTTTCAGGAGTTACAGGAGTAAGTGTTGTAAACATTACAAACTCTAATATGTCTCAAGAATTTGAGATTCAAAATATTGTTGATGCTAATAATTTTACAATAGATGTTGCATCTATTGCAACGCCTGGAGTTGTTACAACTTCTGGATCAGCAACTTCAGCAGCATTTCAAATAAACATAGGTGCAGATATTACAACAGTTGGTAATGGATGGGGTGCAGGAGCCTGGGGCTTTTCTACTTGGAACACGCCAAGACCATCAGGAGTTATTACAGCTAATCCTAGAATATGGAAGATAGATAACTTTGGTGAAGATATTATTGCAACAATTGTTGGTGGTAAAACTTATTACTTTGATACATCTGCATTTTTAGTTTCAAGAAATACTAGAGCTACATTATTAAGTAATGCTCCAACACAATCTAATTACATGACAGTATCTCCTAGAGATAGACACATTATATTCTTTGGTACACAAACAACACCAGGAACAACTGCAACTTATGATCCAATGGCAGTGCTATTCGGTTCACAAGAATCTACTACAGATTTTATACCAACTGCTACTAATACAGCTGGATTTCAAAGGTTATCATCAGGTAATAGAATTGTGACAGCAGTTCCAACAAGAGGAGATATATTAATCTTAACTAATACATCAGCTCATTCTATGCAGTTCGTTGGACCTCCATATACATTCTCATTTAAACAAATAGGTACAAACTGCGGTGCATTAGGAATTCATTCAGCAGTAGAAGCGGAGAACGTTGTTTATTGGATGTCAGATGGAGCTTTCTATCTGTTTGACGGGGTTGTAAAAGAAATACCATGTTCAGTACAAGATTATGTATTTCAAGATTTAAACCCAGATGAACACTCTGTAATTTATGCTGGAGTTAATTTAGATTTTTCAGAAGTGAATTGGTTCTATACATCAGCTGATTCTACAGAAATTGATAAAGTAGTAACTTATAATTATCTTGAAAGAGTATGGACTATTGGAACTTTAGCTAGAACTACTTGGGCTTCTAAAGATATTTTTGCAAATCCATTAGCTACAAAATATATGCCAAATTCTACAACACTTGCTCAACCTACAGTTATTGGTTTAACGGCTGGTGTATCAACACTATATGATCAAGAAAAAGGAGTGAATGATGATACAGGTCCAATCACTGCATTCATTACTTCAGGAGATATAGATATTGTAGATGGTGATGATAATTTATTTATGAAGAGATATATACCTGACTTTAAAAACCAAGAAGGTGCACTTAATGTACAATTTTTAGTTAGACAATATCCAGGATCAGTTCAAACAGTTGCATCAAGCACAGTCGTATATTCAACAACTACTAAAGTAGATTTTCGAGCTAGTGGTAGACAAGCAGCAGTTAAGATTGTAAGTTCAGATATAGATAGTACATGGAGATTTGGAACACTTCGTATAGATGGACAATTGGATGGTAAGAGATAATGGCTAAACTAGATCAACCCAGATTAGCAAACGCTACACCACAATATAGTCAACAACAGATGGACCAGATTATTAGAACACTAGAGCAGATGGTGTTACAATTAAACAATACTTTTACACAAGACTCACAAGATATAGCTGAAGCTCAAACTTGGTATATGTCTGGAAAGAATGGCTGCTAATGAGTTGTGAAAATGTAAATATTGGTGAAGGTCAGTTAGTTACTTTTGGTGGAGCTAATTTAGATGCTTTTGGAAGATTAAGAGTATCTGAACCTTTTACATTATTTGATTCACAAAATAGGTATGTAGAAGATGATCAATTTAGTTCATCTACTACAGGAGCAGGATCTTCAGTTACATTTGCTACAAATGAATCTTCAGTAAACATGAATGTTGGTACAGTATCAGGTGGTAAAACTGTAAGACAAACATTTAGAAGAATGCCTTATCAACCTGGTAAAAG